CTTCTGCAATCAAGCGCTTTGCAATCCATTTTCTTAAATTCTGTCGTGACGGCAGGCGCTGATATCTCCCGCCACGACCATTTCGTTGCCCACGTTGAGCGTGCCAGCGCCGGCGGACGTCGTGCTATATGGGATGCAGTGAACCCACACACAGGCCGTCGACGTATCGATGAGGCGTTTCCTGAGGCTATAAGAGCGTCAGTTCGTACTGATGAGATGAAGATTACCTTCGTCAACGGATCAACATGGCAGGTGGTTGGCTCTGATAACTACTCAGCGCTTATCGGCTCTGCATATCTTGGTGTTGTGTTCTCTGAATATGCACTCAGCAATCCAAACGCCTACGCATTCCTTCGACCAATCTTGGCAGAAAACGGTGGATGGGCTTTATTCATCTCCACTCCTCGCGGACGCAATCACTTTCATAAGCTCTTCCTCGGTGCAGAGAAAAGTGAAGGATGGTTTGCAGAGCATCTGTCAGCAGAGACCACCGGTCACATCAAATCAGAAGTCCTCGCTAATGAACTGGCAGAGATGATTGATGAGCGTGGAGAGGAAGAGGGCAAGGCGCTTTATGAACAGGAATACCTTTGCTCATGGGATGCAGCCATCCCAGGCGCGTACTATTCGAGACTTCTCGCTACAGCCACAAAAGAAGAACGCATTACGAACGTCCCGTATGACCCTGCTTTCCCTGTGTATACGGCATGGGATTTGGGGATCGGCGACTCCACGGCCATCTGGTTCGCTCAGATGATTGGCAGGGAAATGCGCATCATAGACTTCTATGAAGCATCTGGTGTAGGCCTTGACCATTACGCGAAAGTCATCAAAGACAAGCCGTACAGTTACGAGAGACACATCCTGCCTCACGATGTGATGGCCTCAGAGCTTGGCACTGGCACCACTCGCTTCGAGACGCTAAGGAAGCTTGGGATACGCTCTGAGGTTCTTCCTGCTTCACGTGTAGACGATGGGATAAGTGCTGTCCGCATGCTTCTCCCTCGCTGTTGGTTCGATAAGACAAAATGCGAGAAGGGGCTTAATGCACTGGCGCAGTACCAGAGAGAGTGGGATGAGAAAGCCAAAGCATACAAGCCTCGCCCTCTCCATGACTGGACATCCCACGCATCAGATGCATTCCGCTACCTCGCTGTAGGAACTGAACGATTCAGACCAGAGAAGCGCGACAAAAACAGGCCTCAGATGGCAAACACAGAATACAACCTCTTCGGGTGATATATGGGCTCATTAGATTTCAGCAAGGCACTGGACCCACTCGGGCTGTTCCAGAAACAAAAGACGCCGGAAGTTAAGACTACTGACCCGGTGCAAACGGATGAAGCCATCAACCAGGCAGATGAATTGCTTCGTAAGCGTTCTCGCCAAGGTGTTAATTGCAGACGTAGTCAGAGGGAATAACGCCAAGGTCTCAAATGGAGAGGAAACTTCAACTTCAAAGATTGAAGAGCCTGCAATAATGAGTGGAGGTGCAGACCAGTTTGTTGATGTGCCGGCATATGTCAGGGCAGGATCAGAGCTGGATATGTCTGCACCAGTTAAATTTGAGCCACCCACAAAGCCATCCCTGAAGGTTGATGAGGTTACACCGTCATCAGTTCTTTCAAGGCAAATAGAACAATATGCCGATGATTATTCATATAGCAGAGCATACGATGAAGTAATTGCATCAAGACGTGAAGAGCTTCAGTCTATTCAGAAAGGTTTTAGTAATAGCGTCGCCGATATTAGGTCTGAAATTTCTGCTAACAATCACCGCGCATCATTGCTAGATGAGTCATTAGGCGACAGAACAAAAGCCTACCAGCAGCAACGAATGTCTTTCAAGCATGCCAAGTCACAGGCAATGAAAGATATTCAGCGTGAAAAGGACTCTATTTCATCCAGAAATGAAGAGCTTAAATCAATCATAGAGCGGAACTCAGTTGCAGAAAAAGCAAAATCTGAAGAAGCTGCGATTGGTCGAGGAGAGATAACCGATGAGATTAAAAAGCGCATAGAGTCTCGAGCTCAAGAAGTCAGGTCTGCTTTCAATATCACAAACCCTAGTCAGTGGGTAAAAACTGCTTCTCAAAGAATTGATGCCGCAAACTGGACTCAGCGCGAGAATGCTTTCAGGGCAGGAATATCTCATATGTTGCAGGGGCGCACTCCGGACATTGAGCCTTTCTTTGACCTTCATCGCACAGACCTTCGGGCAACCGCTTTCGACCAGATTAAGCAGGGGCCAAGACCTGATATCGATGAGCCAACTGTACGCTCCAGCGCAGATGCGGACATGCAGTATCAACGCTCGCAGAAGAATGACGATCTGACTAGTGCTCAGGAAGATTTTGACGCTGAACTGCAGATGGCTAGAAACATGGTTGATGACCTGGACTCACCAGAGTTGAAATCTGCACTTGAAGGCATCCAGAAAGAAGCAAATGACGAAAGCTTTATCAAAGGCATCCAGGCCTATGCAACCTGCATGCTCAGGAGACTTTAATGGCTAACCAGTTCCTGACTCAGTGTGAGCAGGCAGTCAATAAGGCTGCAGGACGCGACCTTTCTGAAGAAGAAATGGGTCGCCTTGTTTCTGCCATGGAAAATACAGTAAAGCGCATCAGGGCTGAGAATGAAGGTATATCGCTTGAGGCCGCGGCATTACGTGCTGCAGAGGAAATAAGCAATGCTGAGAAACTGGCAAACGTAATAGAGGCTCGCAACAAAGCCCTGAATACGCGCATTGCAGCACAGCGCCTGGCCTTTATTCGTGACTCATTCCCTGATCGCCCTGACATCGGATTATCGGCCATTCTTGTTGGGCGCAATGAGGCGCGAACAGGAAGCCGCTCATCAGCATCAGCAGAGCAGTTCCAGCTTCGCTCTAAATACCTGTCAGGCCTTAACCATGACCTTGAACAGGCAGGCGTACTGAAGTATCTGGCGAGTGGCTCCAACGATGCTGAAGTCGCAGATGCGATGTGGCGTCTTGGAAAAGGCCAGTCCACAGATGGGTTGATGAAAGAGTCAGTAAAGATAGCCGAAATCATTACGAAGTGGCAGGAGGCTGCGCGTCTTGACGCTAACAAGTCAGGCGCGTGGATTCGCAAGATGCCTGGATATATCGCGCGTCAGAGTCATGACATGATGAAACTCCGTAATGCTGGCTATGCAGCGTGGCGCGATTCAATCATGCCAAAGCTTGACCCTGTAACCTTTGAAGGTGTTGCAGATAAAGATGCGTTTCTCCGTAATGTCTACGATGGTCTGGCATCAGGAGTGCATCTTGCCTCTGAGAAACCTGACTGGATGAAAGGCTTCAAAGGATCGCAGAACGTAGCACGCCGTGCAAGTCAGGAGCGAGTCCTTCACTTCATGGATGGCCGCTCATGGTTCGAGTACAACCGTGAGTTTGGTGTAGGTTCTGTACGTGAGTCTATCTACGGCGGGCTTGAAGCATCTGCGAGAAATACGGGGCTGATGCGCATTCTTGGCACTAACCCCGAGAACATGGTCAATTACCTTGCAGACACCATTGCTTCGGACCTTAAAGGCAATGAGAAAGCACTGGCTGCATTTAACGATGCGCGTCGCTCAAGCATCAAGAATCAGATGGCGGAGATTACCGGCCAGACAAATATCCCAGGCTCATCTGCGCTTGCTCGATTTGGTTCAACCACTCGTGCAGTCGATTCAATGCTGAAGCTTGGCGGGGCCATGATTTCATCGTTTAACGACCTTGCCAGTAACGCGCTTGAGCTTCGCTATCAGGGTAAAAACTTCATGTCTGCGCTGACAGAGTCAATTCAGGGCCGCCTGAAGAGATACTCTACTGATGAGCAGAAAGAGATTCTCAGTTCACTTGGAGTCTATGCCGACTCGATGCGTGATGAAATCCTTCAACGTTTCTCTGGTGATGTCACGTTACCAGGGAAAGTGGCAAGGCTTCAGCGCCAGTTCTTCCGCCTCAACGGCCTGAACTGGTGGACAGACGCGTCACGTAATACCACGGCAACAATGATCTCACACTGGCTCAGTGGTAACGCAAAGTCTCCTCACGCTTCATTAAACCCTGACCTAAAGAGAGCTTTAGACCTTCATGGAATAGGGGAAGTGGAGTGGAACATCTATCGCACTATGGACATGAAAGGCTCAGAAGGTCGAACCTTCATGACTCCTGACGGCATAGAGTCAGTGCCTGATGATGTGATCGCAAAATATGTATCTGACAGAAACATTACTGTTAATGAGCGTAGCATCGCAAACGCGCGATCTGACCTTGGTGACAAGCTTCGAGGGTACATCCTTGATCGCGTGATGGTTGCTATGACAGAACCAACCGCCCGTACTCGCGCATTTATGAAGCAGGGAACTCAGCCAGGTACTGTACAGGGTGAACTTGTCCGCTTCATTGGCCAGTACAAATCATTCACCGCCTCATTCATGCAACAAGCACTGGGAAGGGAAGTGTTTGGGCGTGGATATACTCCTGCTCCATTAGGTGCTAGCCGGTGGGGTAGCGTGACTAATGCGCTGCTCAGGAGCGGAAAAGGAGAGATGGTAGGTCTGGCGCAAGTAGCGCTCTGGATGACGTTCTTCGGTTATCTATCCATGCAGACAAAGCTGATGCTGAAAGGGCAAACGCCAAGGCCAGCAGATGCAAAAACATTCCTGGCTGCCGCCGCGCAAGGTGGAGGATTAGGGATATTTGGTGACTTCCTGTTTGGTGAGGCTAACCGGTTCGGTAATGGCCCTATCACTTCACTGGCAGGTCCGGTTGCTGGCTCGGCTGACCAGTTGGTGACCCTGTTCCAGAAGGCTCGCTCAGGTGATGCTAAGGCTGGTGATTTTTTCAGATTTACAGTCGACCACACGCCATTTATAAATCTGTTCTGGTCAAGGCCAATACTTAATTATCTGTTCCTTAACCAGCTTCAGGAATCACTTTCTCCGGGCTCTCTGCACAGATACGAGCAAAACATCAGGAAGAATCAGGGAAATGATTTCCTGATACCTCCGTCTCAGTTCATGCTTGGTCGCTAAAGCATCAGCCAGCCTGCAAATGGCAAACCAGTAAAAAACAGGAATGCATAAAACCTGTCACGGTTGAATCCATCCTTGAAAATAAACTGGTACCAGAATATCAACACCGCAGCAATTACCATACCTGAAAACATAGATTATCTCCTGTAACCCGCTTCGGCGGGTTTTTTATTACCCAAAGTTACCGCAGCGGAATGCTTGCGGGGATTACGCACGCCTGGAGATCTAGATGACTGTATCATCTGAGCAGAGCTTTATCGAATATAACGGTGACGGTGCAACTCAAACCTTCCCTGTGCCATTCTATTTCATCCTCAACTCTGACATTTCTGTAACTGTGGCAGATGCCGATGGAAACCTGGATGAGCTGACTTATGGCGTAGATTTTTCAGCTTCAGGAGGAGGCAACCCCGATGGCGGCACAGCCACTCTTAATACAGCATACGCATCTGGCTTTACGATACTGATTTATCGTAACCCTCCAGAAACGCAAGAAACAGCATATTACGAGAATGGGAAGTTCCCTGCGAAATCCCATGAAAAAGCTCTCGATAAGCTGACGATGTTGATTCAGAAGTACGGTTGGTGGTTTGATTCACTTGCTTTAAAAAAGCCGAGCTACCTATCTCAGTACTATGATGCAAACGGAAACAGAATAGCCAACCTAGCCGACCCTGTGAATGCGCAAGATGCGGCAACAAAGTCCTATTCAGACAAAATAAATAATAGAGCGATTAGGGTTCCAGAGGATTTTGTTGCCCCAACACCAAATAAGGATGGGAGGAAAAACAAACTTCTCGGGTTTAATGATAATGGAGACCCAATTGCCGTCCTACCACCTTCATCTTCTGCGTCTGAAGTATTAATTGATCTGGCAAAACCGACCGGTTCAGGTTTGGTTGGTGATCCGCTCGATACTACCGTTGCTAACGCGCTATCGCGTCGTATCTATACTGTTGAAACCGTAACACAACTGCTCGCTAAGGACTTCAGCGGCGTACAGGATGGCATGCACGTCAGAACATACGTGAACGGGAAGGGAGTAAAAAACGTATCGGAATGGGTTATCTCGTCCACTCAGGACCTGACCACGTTTAGCCTGACATTGCCCGCAGGTAAGTTTGCAAACCTCGTATGCTTTCCTGACATGAACTATGCATCATTCGAGTTCGGTGGAACTGATGTTGAAAACGTCGCAGCTGTAAATGAAGGAAACAGGGTTGCGCGTGCTCAAGTAATAGTAAGAAAGCTATCCTTCCCGCAAGGTGTATTCAACATCGGTGCATTTACTCTGGATGTAGATAAAAGGGGATTTGAATTCTCCGGTGCAGGCTGGGACATGACATACCTATTGTCGACGACGACGGGAGTTTCTATGCATCATGTCATACTTGATCCGAGAGACAGAACAAAGGACAGGAACCACTTTTACCAAAAAGTTAACGGCTTCACCATTGATGGAAACATAGACAATAGAGGTGCCAATGCGGCATCTAGAGTCTTATGTTCAGCGCATTATGCGGAGCTGGCTTTCAAATCAGTTGGCCACATACTATCTAATGTGGACATCTGCGGGTTAGTCATTCACTGGAAAGGCCTGACTGGAGGGAGAACCAACGGAGCAACATCGACTATTAATAGCCTTCGAGTGCGTTATAACTCGATTAAAGTTGATGGATATGTTGGAGGGGCTAGCCAGTCATCCGTGAGCGCTTTAATACATGGACCGTCAACCACACTATCTTCCTCCGCATCCGCTGGAGATACAGCGATAAATATTGCGTCAGTTTCTGGAATATATATCGGTGACGTCCTTGAAATATCTGGCGGATCTCTTGAGGCAAAGTATGTAGTAGGCATAAGCGGGAGCACTATAACTCTAGATAGTGCTCTTTCTGGACCTCATACATCTGGAGCTACTGTGCGCGTGCCAGTTTACGGAACAACCTTCACTGGTACAAACGAGGTAGGGCAGTTACAGATAGGGAACTGCTCAGGCACTGAAATCAGGGGAACTTACGCAGAAGAAAGTAGAGTGTATATATTTGCATATGCTGAAGCACTTGAGATACACGGAAATACAATTGGAGAGGCAACCCCTTCGATTACGATCGACAGCACAGTTAGTAAGTTCTCAACAATAAGAATCGTATGCAATCAGGTTTCATTCCCGGTAGCAATTAACGTTGCAGACAGAAATGGCTCAGTTAACGGCATATTGGATCTTTATAACTTTCCTGAGATTGATATAAAACAAAATACAAGAGCTCAGAATAGCATTCTGGTTAATGGAACCTATGCATTTAAATCTCTTGAGGTGGAGAGATTCTACGATTCAAATCTAAATGATAGGGCTATGACAAGATTCAAGTTCACTGGATTTAGTGCAATTGCGGCATCTGGAACAAATACAGAGATACTGAGATTTGCGCAGATATCGTCAACCACTGGATATGATGGACACACAATTAATTTATCGTGCTCTATCCGTCGCCAATCCGGGCTATCTGGATATTTACAGAGATCGGGTCAGTCATCGCTAATTGGAACAACCGTTTCAGACTCAATTACAAGAGTAGTCAATAATTACGCCTTCTACGACTCAGTTAATGGAGCGGATATATTTTTTGGGTCTAACACTGGAAGAGTTGGGATTGTGTTTAAAGGGGAACCATCTGGTGGGCAGGCTGTAAGAGCAATGATTAATGGAGAGGTAACAAGCATAATTTAATCATAGAGGGGCGAAAGCCCCTCTTGCATTAATCTATAGTTGCTTGCTAATTTCATGAGACCAGATCTCATATCCTTTTTTTCTTAGATGAACACCATCTTTCATGTACGCGCCTGTATTTCCCTGTAATAATTCATAAGGAGCCGGAACTACTACACAGTTTGTAATTGAATTGCAATGTTTGGACGTTATTTTATTAATGTTATCTATTTTTATATTTACTTGCTTGAAGTCACTTCTTGCCGATTCAAGCAGCGGAATAATCTGCACTAGAACTATCTCCTTTCCATGGGCGGCGTCCATCGCTTCATTCATCTGCCTTCCAATCTGTTCTGCTGTTGATTGGCTAAGAGCATCATTAACACCACCTTCTATAACCACTTTCTTATATTTCTCTAGAACTGAAGATGCAATCAAGTTCTTGATTTGCGATGCGGTATAACCACCCACACCCATATTGACATATTTAACGCCAAGAATATAAGGGCTCATCCCCTGAATCAAAGAGTCACCAAAAACAATATAGTCACCATCAGCCTGGTCAAGGTTCATTTTTTTGAAGTCCATCATCACCGACTGGAAGTTGTGAATTTTGTTTTGTCTCTCGCTAGATAAATATTCCCTTCTAATAAAGAAAGTTAACGCTAATCCAACAACGCATACCACAGCCACCAACAAACCCCTGCTAATTTTCATAACAAATTCCTTGTATTTTTTAATGCCATAAATACTAGCATCAAGATATCGTTAGAAACAGCACTTAATGCACAACCAGCGTAGGTGGGATTTTTCTATTCCTTAGGTACGAATTTGTATTTCTTGACCAGCTGAGTCACCACAGCCTCCTTGACGTTATCAACTAGCATTCTCATTTCATCTTTTGTCATTGGCATGTTGATATTGGTAGTATCTACGCCTTCCTTCCTCTCGTGGTATGAAACCCACGCCTCAATAGCCATAACGATCTCAGCATTCATGGACCTGCCATTACTTTTGGCTATCTCTCCAATCTTCTCTTTCAGCTCCGCTGGCATCCTTACGCCATAAGGTGCGATATCTCTAACTTTCATTGCCAAAGCCCCGTGAAGTCATATCTCTACACAATGTAATCACAAATGCTTTGACAATCTATGCTCACGATGTATGATTTGTGTAGTGACTACACAATGAAGAGAAAGTGAGGTATGCATGGAAAGGGTTCGAGATATTGCACCAACAGGAATTAGGTTCCCGGATCACCTTAAGGAGTTGTTGAAGGTAGTAGCAAAGGAAGAGGGTCGTTCGCTTAACAATGAGGTCATTAAGCGTATTGAAAGGAGTCTAAAGGAAGATGGATTTATCAAAGTGTAAAAACAGCGAAGCCCCAATGGCTGCAACCATCGAGGCTTCTAATTTGTCAGTATCTACCAAGGAACTAACAATGAATAGTTTAGCTAAATATACTGTGAATTGCACCAACAGCATCGTCATTTCTGACATCAAAATCCACATGGATGCAGAAGGCCGTTACTCACTCAATGACCTGCACAAGGCGGCAGGCAAAGAGCGTCGTCATGAGCCAGCAGCGTGGCTGAGACTCGATCAAACCAATGAATTAGTTCAAGAAATTCTAAATACGCAGATGTGTGTATTTAAAAATGGCGATAATTCTAATTCTGCAAAAGTGCAGATTAAGAAGCCAATGGACTCCAAGAAAGGCCGTTACGGTGGCACCTACGTATGCAAAGAGCTTGTTTACTCATACGCCATGTGGATCAGCGCGGCATTTGCTCTGAAGGTTATCCGCGCATATGACGCACTAGTAACTGGTAATGCAAATGAGGTAGTTCGCATTGCTAAGACTACCGTCAGTGAACGTACCCCATTACGTGACGCTGTAAACATGCTGGTAGGAAAGAAAGGTCTGCGATATGACGACGCATACAACATGGTTCATCAGCGCTTTGGTATTGATAGCATTGATGAGCTTTCATTGGACCAGATCCCACAGGCAGTAGAATACATTCACCGCGTGGTACTTGAAGGTGAATATCTTGGGAAGCAGGAAGAACTTCCAGCACCGAAACTGGATATCAATTTCCCTATCTCATGGTTTGAAGATAACGCGCCGTATGCTGTTACCAGCCATCCTGATTGCCACAAGGTGCACTTGGACTACTACTCACTGCGCGAGATGGTTAGCCCGTCTTATCTGGTAATGAAAGAGCTTACCAAGCAAGGCTATGATGTTTCAGCAGCCATGGCAGAGATGAAGGCAATGCGTCATGTAATGATTGAACAGGCGTGGGCACTTAAAGAAATCAGTAAGTACACGGGAATCAGAGAAAAGGCCGCAGTACGAATTGAACTCTAAGCTGCACCTACACAAAAAGTGTAGGTCATGACAACAAACCCGCTTCGGCGGGTTTTTTATTGCACGTTCATCATCAACGATGCGCGGTCAGGTGAGTTTGATGATTGTCCGGTGATGTAGGTGGCGCTATGCCACCTTCTCATCCAACCAATCTGCCCAGAACTGCATCATCTCCCGACGTGTATCGAGATATTCAGCATGGTTGTACACTGAGCGCGTGCCGCCGCTAACGTGCGCCAGCTGCATCTCTATCGCGTCTTTGTTCCAGTGCTTCTCGTTCAGTACTGTGCTGAACTGGTGCCGCATACCATGACCGCATGTCTGGCCTTCGTAGCCAATGCTGCGTATCACTCCTAGGACAGCATTCTCGCTGATAGGCTTCTTCCTGTCGGTTCTGCCAGGGAAACAGAGTTCATACTGGCCGGTTATTTGTTGCAGGAACCTGAATAGTTCGATAACCTGATCTGACATCGGAACGACATGCAGCTTTCTGCCTTTCATGACCTCCGGGTCAACACTGATTAGCCTGGTTTCGTAATCAATTCCCGCCCATACCAGCGAACGCAATTCCACAGTGCGCATAGCCGTATAGTGAAGAATCTGCGCCGCTATCTTCGAAACAATCCAACCGCCATACGCGTTTAGGGTCCTCTGGAATTCGTGGATGCGATGCATTGGAAGGAAAGGATAGTTCTTCTTTCTGTATCCCTTCATCGCGCCTGCTAGGTCTCTGGAAGGATTGTATTTAGCCCTGCCAGTTATGATCGCATAACTGAACACCTCACCACATCTACGCCTCGCCTTATCAGCGCGCTCCATTGCGCCCCTGTCCTCGAATAGCCTGATGACCTTCAGAAGTGTCATTGGCTCTACATCATCCATGCGCAAGTGCCCGATGACCGGCAATATGTCATCAGTGAACATGCTCATCATCTCGTCAGCATATCCCTTCGACCACACCTTTGATTTATGCGCATGCCACTCGCGGAAGATATCGCCGAACGAGTCAGCCGCTTCTTCTTTCTCTTTCTTCTTTAATGCCTGCTTCTGTTCTGCAGGATCAACTCCAGTCAGCAACTTCATCTTTGCTTCTGACTGTTTAGCTCTGGCTTCAGTGAGAGAGATTTCAGGGTAGGGGCCAATGACCAGCGTCTTTTCCTTTCCTTCGAACCGGTAACGCATGCGCCACACCTTTTTCCCGGATGGCGGAACGAACAGAAAAAGACCTCCGGCATCTGCCAGGCGATATGATTTTTCCGCAGGTTTGGCTGCGTCTATTTGCTTTACCGTAAGCAT